GGTCTTTCTGGCTTTTTGCTTGTAAAGCTTGTTGTTTAATCTGTAGTTCTTGTTGTTGTAGCTGAACCATTGGGTCTTGTGCCATTGCTTGGTTCTGTGCTTGCACTGCATTTCTTTGGTTAAGTTGTAACAACTGCTGACTGGCTTCTGCAATAACCGAAGACAATTGCATTTCTATTTCTGCTGGCAACGGTTTGTCAGGTTCTGGCATAGTGACACCCAATTGTTGTTCTATATCTGAACGATATTGGAAGGCAATATGTTCTGCAATGTGCGCTTGTAATGCCGCCCCAATTTGACTTGCTTGGGGGTTTTGCCCAATTTGCTTTTGAATGTTGGGGTCTTGTAAGAACGATTGATGCGTTGTTAAATGCGCCTTGTGGTTTTGAGTAATAAAAGCTTTTAAAGGTTTTAAGTTCAAAGCATTCATATTTTCTGATACTGGGTCTATTGGTCTTTTCTCTTCTTTTAAAGCAATTAATTTATCCGCGTTTTTAATGCCAAGAACTTCTAGCATTTGACGGTGCAAATACTCCATGTCATATATCTGTGGAGCGGTTTGAGCTAATTGAATAACCGCTTGATATTGCACAACCTTTTGAGATAACGTTGCCGCGTTGGGGTCTGATACAGGAATAACATCAACCATATCATAATCAGATTTCTTAGCCTTCTTGCTACCCTCTTCAGGTTCATAGTCATATTCCTCCGGCGTGTAATCTGCAATGATAGATTTAAGCAAACGCAATTCTTGCTTTAAAGAATAATGAACACGAGCCTGTATAGCGCTCATGACCTTCATAGTTCTTTCTAAGATAGCTAGAGTTGTTCCTACAGGAGCATTGGAAGACATGTCTGAAGCCGTTATATCTGCCGCATTAGCAAACTTACGAGCATCATCTACAATAACCCCTAGTAATGATGTTAATACTTGGCTAGGTTCTTTGTAAGGCAACAACATTAAGTTGTCTTTAATAGCGCCTGAGGGTACATCAACATCCCTAAATTCAGCAGGAGCTATAGGGGTGTCATCTCCTTTAACGCGCATACCACGGGTTTTAAATCCCCCGGGTAGGTTAGATAAAGTACCTGCATCTACTAACTGTCTTGTGATGGATGTAGCAGATTTAGCCGCCGCACCAATCAAATGGATAAGACCAAAGTAATAAAACCCAAACCCGGGAACATAACCATAATGAACAAAATGCTGGCGTTTTAACTTTAACTTATCTTTTTCTTTCCAGTTTCTGCGTATGGCTAAGATATTGTTACTGCCTTTTTCAATAGTAACTAAATAAGGCACAGCTATCCCATCTTCATCCTCAAATCCGGGAAGGTCTAAATCCACTTGCATTTCTAAAAGCTTATAGCGGTAATCCGATGAAGCCCTAAAGCCCATTTTTTCAGCTATTTTCTTTTCAACTTCATCCATCGTATTGTTAGGCTGACCTAAATCAATATCCCTATAAAAGCCCATAACCTGTAGCTTTAATAGTTCATTCTCGGTCTTACGCATGACATGCGTTACACGCGGTGAAGACTCAATATTAGAAGCGCCATAAGGGACTACTACATCCTCAGCGGGAACAAATATAGCTATTTGTCTGCCAAGACTGGGGTCATAATAAACCTTCTTAAATGAGTTACCTGACAGACCCAAACCCCATAGCATACGCTCTGTTTCAGGGCGATACTCAGTCATAACATCTGTTAACTGGTGGTTCATGTCGGACTCAACTCGCTTTGCCGCCTCCATTTTTTCTGGTGTTTCTTTGCCAATAATCTCGGTTCTTACAGGACCACTGGCAGGGAATATCTCCATGATAGTTTCTGCTTGAAACTTAACAAGAGCTTCTGATAGTAACGGATGGTATACACCACAAGCTCCGGGCCAAGGGTCTGTCCGCTCTTCTATTTTAAGTCCTAGCAGTTCTAAACCGTCAACATAGGCTTGAATCCAATCCCTACGCGAAGAGATATCATCGTCAAAGTCAGATATTAATTCCCCTGCAATGCTTTGCAGTTCTGATTCACTCATGTATTCCGCAAGGTTATCGTTAAAACTTGCAGTTTCAATTTCAACATCTGGCTCTGAATCTAATTCAATTTCTACATCCGGCTCTTCTAATGAAGAGATTCCTTGGGGTGCTTGATACAAGCTTTTAGCAATAGCCATAATTTTTCCTTAAATTAACTTCCAATTACCTTTACTGTATTCTTTTGGCATTTGAACAGAACCACCAGAAGCATATATATCAGGCAATTGTTGTGCGGGGCGCACCCCTTGTGGGATTACCATACGATTTCCTAACGCATCTTTAAGGCTAGAAATGTCTTTCTTCCCGCCTTGAATTGGTTTATCTATAAAACCACCCGTTTTTTTAGCAACAATTTGCGGAGTAACTTCTGTAATTGTATTTCCAAAATGTATTCCACTTCCAGAATCACCAATAGGGCTTTCACTACGATAAATTTCTAGTGGATTAAAACCAACTTCTGGATTTGTTTTATATGGGAACTCATGTAGTACAGTTCCAGCTTTACGCGGTCCATAATCTTCGGCAAGTTGAAGAACAGCTTTTCCGGGTATGTGGGTTCCATTGTTATCAAATTTTGGGACTACTTTTGTAGCCATATCTGTATTCTGAAAAAGACTACCAACAGTATTTACATCTTTAGGGTCTACAAAAATAGTTTTCCCAGACCTTGGTTGCATTCCTTCTGTTGTATCTCTGTGCATAGCACCAGAACGATTTCTGGTAGTTGTGTTATCTGCGTGATGCGCATACACAGAACCTCGGCTAGTTTTAAACGTATTTAAAATATCCGAGCCAGAAGGGGCGGCTCTAAGTATCTTTGATATAGGTTTAACTACCCCACCAAACATAGGAACCATGCCCAAGCTAGCTAAACCCATACCAACTAAATTTTTATCTTCATACGATTGTGAAAAATCTTTGGCAGATAATGCCGGACCAAGTATTGGATGAAACCCAGCAACCATTTCAGCGGTTTCAGGAGAAATATTAATTTTTTCTCGGTTTTGTATATTTTTACCCTGCCGCATAATATTAGGGTTGCCGTATAACGGTTTATCATCCATATTTGTCCTTTAATAGTAGACCCTGCGTCTAAACCGCTTTTCTTCTTCCTTCTCATCGGAATCTAAACGGATGAATCCCCCTTGGCGAAACCTTAACAATGCTTGACTTGTAGAATCCACAAGGTCATCATGGTCACCATTAGGAAAAGACGCAACTTCTTCAACCAGTTCTTCCGCCCACCGAGTATCGGGACACCATACCAAACCAGAAGCAAACAGGTCTGATATAGCGTTTACACGGGCAATCTTATCATTTCCCCTAGTTGGTGTGTATTCAGATAGTGGAATACCCATCGCCCTTAATTCATAGATTAAAGGCGCACCTGCCGCTTTTTTCTCAATAATTAGACTGTCTGGCTTCCATTGCCTATAGCAATCCAAAGCTTTTTTCTTAAGTTCGGGGAACTCTAATCGCACTTTAATTGCATCCAATAACATAATATTGGCAACTTCTTTGCCTTCTGCGTTAGCCCTGTTAAATATCCCCCAAGTGGTACATGCAGAATAATCCGCCTTGGATGATTTCTCAAAAGCGGTGTCCCAAGATTGAATAATGTAATTGCAAGGAGGAGGACGTTCTTGTTCCCAGACTTGCCACATCTCCCTTTTAATTATTGCGCCTTCTTCTGATGTGGGGTTTTGTTGATATTGCGCCTCCCATTTTCCTACTGGAAGTTCCGACTTAATTGCATCTAATTCATTCTTTGACCAAAACTCAGGCCAGAGCGGTTGTCCCGAAGGGAACAAGGCGGGAAGTTCTATAACCTCCCATTCATCCCCATCCCTCTTCATAGAGTTATTAATAATCTGACCAGTCAAGTCCTTCTTAGACCAACGAGTCATTACTATAACAATAGAACCTCCGGGCTGTAGACGCTGTCTAGGACCAGAAGAATACCACTCAAAGACTTTTTCAAAGACTTGCGCGTTTCCCTGCATAGCCTCTTGCTCTGAATGAGGGTCATCAATAATAAGAACATCAGCGCCCTTACCCGTGACTGCACCGCCTACACCAATAGCAAAATAATCGCCGCCCTTGTTTGTATTCCAACGACCAGCCGCTTTTGAGTCACTAGAAAGCTTAGTGGTAAATATAGATTGATAATCAGATGTTTTAACTAAGTTTCTAACTTTTCTGCCAAAACCTACCGCTAGTTCTGCCGTATGTGCGGTCTGTATTATCTTTCTATCTGGGAACTTCCCAAGATACCAAGCAGGAAAAAGAAAAGATGCAAACTCTGACTTAGTATGTCTAGGAGGCATATTAATAATAAGCCTTTTGAGACTACCATCCGCAACCCTCTCAAAAGCATTCGCCATAATCTCATGATGTTTACCATGAATAAACGCAGACCACATACTATGAACAAAAGGTAAAAAATTCTCTTTACATCGCTCAACCTTATCGGCCTTCAATAACTGATGCACCTTCTTAACGTTAGGATGGTCGTTAGGAAGATGTTCAATCATCGCCCTATATTTAACTAATTCTTCTTTAGTTAATAAACTCACAGCTTAGAAACCTTTTGCACAGTCTTATCCGCTATCTTCAATGACCTGCATTTATGAGGCTTAATAACAATATAACCTTCTTCCTGAAGCTTATATAACATACGATGTATATTACCCTTACCTTTTACTTTCAACGCTTTAGCTATATTTGAATAAGAAGGAGGATACTTATTTATAGCAATATAAGCATATACAAAACGATAAACCTCTTCTTGTCTTGGGGTCATGTTCGTACATCCCTTTTTTTATTAAAAATAATATACCCCCCCCTAGTAACGAAACAGGAACGATAGGGGGGTATTCTCTATTAGACAAAAACCTAAGTCAAGTGGAAAAAAGGAAAGG